CAAAAGCCATAGTTGATACAACTATTACACTAGCTGATGGTACATTTACTCCTACTCAATTCAATAATACAACAGTAAGTGATAATAATTTTGGATATATTAAAATTGATGATGAAATTATTGCTTATAAAGCAGTAAATGGCTCTACACTTACAATACCCACAGGTGGTAGAGGAGTTGGTGATGGTGTCATTGTTTCTCATGCTACAAATTCTGTTGTTGAATATTATAGTATTAATGGTGTTCCTTTGACAGAAATTAATAAAGTACATAGCTTAAATGATATATTTGACATGGATAGATATCAAATTTCTGTTACTTCAAAAGCAAATGAAACTAGACAATTAGGTTCTAGAAATATCAAGGCAAGTAGAAA